ACGATCAATGACCGACAAATCTGAGAATTTCCGAATGATAGCAGTCCACTCCTGGATAGCAGCGAGTTTCTTTTCGGACGATTCCATTTCGGACAACAGCACGTTCAAGCGTTCTGCTTTCTCAGAACGGGTCTGCTCATTTTTCTGTGCCAGCAGCATAAAAGTATCTTCATTGATTTCCCCGGTGTACTTATCCTCATAGAGCTTTGCGGTCAGGTCCTCCAGCTCCTGCACTTGACGGCGCAGTTTGGTAATCTCCCGTTTAACAAGAGTGAGGTGTGATTGGTCGGAACCTGAAATCTGTTGCTTTAATCTTTCGGCCACAGCAGTTTTATTTATGGACACGGACTGAGCATGGGTTCTGATTTCTGCTGTCACAATTCTTGCCAGCGTCTGCTCAAAAATCGTATGCCGTGAACACTCGCTTCCGGCGGAACCATTATTCCGTCCACAATGGTAGGATACATAGTCCTTACTGCTGCCGTCCTTTCGGTACTGCCGCTCTTTGCTTGCAACAAGTGGTCCCTTGCAATCCGCGCACATGAGTTTACCTGAAAAGAGGTAATGGGCTGGAGCGCTTCTTTTTGAGACCCGGCGCGATGCTCTTGTATTGACCTCCTGCACTGCATCCCACATAGTCTGCGAAATAATAGCCTCATGCGCTCCGTCAAAACATATATGCTCAGAATCCGGTTTCCGTACCATGGTACTGTCCTTGTAGGAACGTGAACCAAGATAATTCATAACCAGTTTGCCCAGATAGACCTCATTGCGCAGAACACTCATAACAACTGTGGTACTCCAGGTAGAGGGACCTCTGCGACGCTCCTTGCCGTTCTGCTGATACCAGTAAGCCATGGGCGGGAGAACTTTTTTCTGATTAAGAAGAGCGGTGATTTTGCTTGTGGACATTCCCGATGCCCTCCGTTCAAAAATGCTTCTGACAACACCAGCGGCATATTCGTCAATAACCAGCTTGTACCTGTTTTCGGTACTTTTGCGATAGCCGTATGGAGCTTTGAAGGAAAGGAATTGCCCGCTCTTCTTTTTAGCAAGTAAAACGCTTTTGACCTTATTGCTGAGATCACGCAGATGATAGTCATTCATCAAGCTGCGGAAGTGGAGCATATCAGTATTATCGCCCTCGCTGTCCAAACAATCCAGAACAGAAACGAACCGGCACCCCAGGCTTGGAAACACAACATCTGTATAATGTCCTACCTCCACATAATCCCGGCCCAGCCGGGACAAGTCTTTAACCAGAATCAGATTGATGATTCCCTTGCGGGCGTCCTCCAGCATCTCCAGAAATCCGGGCCGTTGAAAGTTTCCTCCGCTGAATCCATCGTCCACATAGGACTTTGTCTCGACCCAGCCATTGAGCATAGCAAATTTGGAAAGCAGCTCCCGTTGATTTTCAATGCTGACAGATTCATCTGCCGGGATGTATTTTAGAGACTTGGCAGAATTAGAGGCATCGTCTACACTCAGGCGGCAATAGATACCAGCTTTGTACACTTGGTTCATCCTGCCACCTCCTGCTGTAGCATTGCAGCGTCAACGTTCCCTACATACCGGTAAAAGACCTTTACCTCGCATATACGAACGCTGCCATGTTTTTCAGTCTCCCCCACTTCAATGCGGTCCACCAGTTCAAACAGTATTGTTTCGTCCAGAGCTTCGATGTTTGTGTAGCGCTGGATGATCTCGGCCCAGCGTCTGGCGTCCTGCCGGTTTTCCAACTGTGCTTTTACTTTCCGCTCCAAATCAGGGAGTGCAGCGGCCTTTTGCGCCCGCTCTGCTTCATACTTCTGGACCAATGTCTGAAAAACTGCCTGGGGTACAACTCCAGTGCATTTGTCCTCATAGAGATTTTTCATAAGTCGTTCCAGCTCTATAACGCGGGCGGATGCAGACCGTAATTCCTGCTCATAGGAAATCAGGCGGTTGTGCTGTTCCTGATCTTTGATCCGGATAATTTGTGCCAGCATACTTTCGCGGTCGTATTCCACACACTGCGCTTTCTCCCGTATATCAGTGAGGACAAGCTCATAAAGAGCGTTTTCACTGATGCTGTGAATGGTACACGCTGATTTTCCACTCTTGGCATAGCTGCTGCAAATGAAATAGCTGTACCGCTTCGCTCTGCCGTCTCTGGCCGTAGATCGGTCGATTTTGTTCCGCATCTTAAAACCGCAGTCCGCGCAGTAGACAAGGCCGGTGAAGATGCTTTTGATTCCGTCTGTGGTTGGTGTTTTCCGTACCCGCTTCTCCCGGATGCTGACCACGGTATCCCACGTCTCACGGGAAATGATCGGCTCATGGGTTCCTTCCACACGAATCCATTCTTCCTCCGATTTCCGTACCAGCTTGTGGGATTTGTAGGACATACTCCCGAATTTCCCCTGCACAAGATTCCCGATGTACACCTCATTCCGCAGGAGAGTTTTGACCGTAGTGTTGGACCACATATTGATTGACCGGTGCGGATTGGCCTGCCCCCGCGCCTGATAGTACGCCTCCCTGGGAGACTGAATCCCCTCGTCGTTCAATGCCGCGGCAATCGCAAAATATCCCATACCGGAGGCCCGCATTGCGAAAATCCGGCGCACAACCGGAGCCGTTTCTTCGTCAATGATAAGATGGTGTTTGTCGTTCGGGTCCCGCAGATAGCCGTAAGGTGTGTAGGACCCCATGTACTTTCCATTTTCCGCGCAGGCTTTTTTGACCGCTTTTACTTTTTTGCTGGTGTCCCGGCTGTGGAACTCGTTGAACAAGTTCACAAAGCACATGACATCATTGCTGCTGTCACTCTTCTCCGTGTCCACACCGTTGTTCAGCGCAATAAACCGGCATCCAATCGACGGAAACAGGTAGTCGGTGTACTGGCCGAACTCGATGTAGTTCCGACCGAAGCGTGAGAGGTCCTTGACCAGAATGACATTGATCCGCCCGGATTTGGCGTCGGCAATCAAACGCTGAACACCAGGGCGCTGGAAGTTCGTTCCAGAATACCCGTCGTCGATGTAGACGTCGATCTCATTCCATCCTCGCTCCCGGACGTACCGTTGAAGCAGAAGCTTCTGGTTTTCAATGCTGACGGATTCGCCCTCCCGCTCGTCGTCGTTGCTTAGTCTGCAATAAATGCCCACATTGTATGTCTTTTCAGCCATATCATTTTACCTCCCGGCTTTTGTATTCATACCTTGTGCGGCGGATGGCTCCCATCGGATTACTCCGATACTGTGATTTTACATTAGGAGCTAATGCCGCGCAAGGATGCGGCCAGCCGCAAGGTCTATGTAGCTGCTAAGTCGCAGGGCAGGAGGACAGTTCCGTCATAGCGCGGCGGACCGCCAGCTGCTCCAGCGTCTTTCCCAGGTCCTTCTCACCGGTAAATACGCTGGTCACACGATAGAGCGTGTTTCCAATCTTGACCTCTCTGTAAGAGGAGGTAGAGGTTTGATTTGCCATAGGTTGATAGCCCTCCTTTGTATGAAAAACTGCATGAAGCAGATTGCTTCTAAAAATGCAGCCGCGCCGGAAAATGCTGATGCCGCATGACATAAAGCGGCGGTGTTCCGGCGCGGCTGACTGATTTGTCGATTTCTACAGACCGTCGTATTTGCCACGCGCCCCCGGCGGGAGGGGATACTGTAAGCCGCCCTTTGCAGGGCTGTCATAACTCCACAGCGCCGTGTCAAACGTGCGCCGCAGGGTTCCGTCTCAAGTCTATGGACGGGCGTGAGCAAGTGTCATTATCCCCTGCGCAGTCATTGCGCCCAGCGTAACGAACCGGGTCCGGAACTTGCGTAGATCGCTCGGCCAGCTTATTCTTCACCTCCTGAAGCTGGCGGTCTTGGCGGCGCGTCCCGTGTCGCTTGTGCGCAGGTTTTGTGCTTACAATACCGTATATTCAATTTTCAATCTCCACGAAAGGATAAGGGGAAAATGCGCCTTTCACCTATCACAGAAAAAGGGGCTGTTTTACCTCTACCTTAGAAAAATTTTTTTAGAATTTTTTCAAGAACTTTTTTTCCGGAGATGAGAGAGGCAGAAATGCGTTGCTGCCCTATCCCCTCTAAATGAGCGATTTCTTTTTCGGTCAGCTTGTCCAAATAGTAGCGGCACAAGCGCCGGTACTGCTTTTCAGTTAGTTGGTTTCTTATTTCAGAAGAAAGCCTTGTTTTCCACTGACAGCGTTCTTCCTCTAGGATTGGGAGCAATAGAATATCCTCCGCAGATATTCCTGTGCACTCCAAGGCAGACACTAACGAGATACAATTATCGTAATAGCCTCGTCCAGTGGCTTCCGTGTCACGGTAATCGCTGTCAGAAAAGTCCTTCCAAAAACGAAACTCCTCTTCGGTGTCAAAATCCTCACGGGTTAAACGTATATGTATACCGGTAGCGCTGGGGCATACAATGGCATCCTGGTCCAACTTATTCAATGCGTATTCACTTTTAGGATTAAACATAAAAACCTCCAGAAATTTGAATTTTGAATCAAATTTCTGGAGGGGGGAGCGCGGGCTTGATGCCAATATTTAAAAAAGTTTATAAAATGTTCACAGTTCTCGACACTCAATGTCGAGAAGAAATTAGAGTCCTGAAAGAAAATCGCTTTTTCCGAACTTTTCATAAAGCTTTTGGCAATAAGCGGCATCGAGAAATGTCGATGTTCGACGACCAAAAAAAATGACGCAAACAGACTTTGATCTGTTTGCGCCATTTTGAAAAATTCGGGTTTAGGTTTCGGCCAAGCTGGTTTATATTGTATCGAAGTCTTAACTCGCGCCACAAAAAGGACGCTCATCATCACATCTCCTGCCCATGTCAATATTAAGGCAGTTAGGTTCCTTTATCCGGAAGATCACCACATTATAGACACTAAAAAATCAATAAGTTAAATCGCTATCTAACAATACCATATAATGGAAAATTCGTCCAGGAGATTATCCAAGTACAGGGGATATTCTATGATTCAGAAAAATAAATTATGGACCTCCTCCAAATAATTGTGCTATAATACATATATTCTATTTGGGGCTGTGCAAGGGTGGGTGGTTGCTTTGAACGACAGAACATATCTTTGTATTGACGCGAAAAGTTTTTACGCAAGTATTGAATGTGTGGAGCGTGGTCTGGACCCACTCACCACAAATTTGGTGGTCGCGGATATCAGCCGGACGGAGAAAACTATCTGCCTTGCCGTTACGCCTTCCCTGAAAGCTTACGGTATCTCCGGGCGGGCGCGACTGTTTGAGGTAATACATCGTGTCCGGGAGGTCAATGCACAGCGGAGAATCCATGCGCCAGGTCGGACATTCTCCGGTTCTTCTTCCGACGATACCAAACTTCGAGCCGACCCAACGCTGGAGCTGGACTATATTGTAGCTCCGCCCCGAATGGCACTCTACATTGACTACAGTACACGGATTTATAATGTCTATCTGAAATATTTTGCACCGGAGGATATCTATCCGTACAGCATTGACGAAATTTTTCTGGATATCACAAACTACCTGGACTTGTACCATCTCTCCACCCGCGAACTGACAAAAAAGATTATTCTGGACGTGCTTCAGACCACTGGAATCACAACTACCGCAGGGATGGGAACGAACCTCTATTTGAGCAAGGTAGCAATGGACATTGTGTCTAAGCATATCAAGCCAGATCAGGACGGAGTACGAATTGCCAAACTGGACGAACATAGCTACCGCCGTCTGCTCTGGGCACACCGACCACTGACCGACTTCTGGCGGGTGGGCCGTGGCTATGCGCAAAAACTGGAGAGTCGGGGGCTGCGCACCATGGGAGATATTGCCCGATGTTCCCTGCACAACGAGGCCATGCTTTACCGGCTGTTTGGCGTAAATGCGGAGCTTCTGATTGACCACGCCTGGGGATACGAACCCTGCACCTTGGCGGACATCAAAGCCTACAAGCCCCAGGACCACAGCACCGGGGCCGGTCAGGTTTTGCAATCCCCCTACCCGTTCAACAAGGCCAAGCTCGTTCTGCGGGAGATGGCTGAACGGCTGGCCTTGGACCTTCTGAACCAGAAATTGGTGACAGACCAGATTGTGCTTATGGTAGGCTACGACCGGGCAAGCAACACAGCAAACTACCAGGGAGAGCTGACAAAGGATTATTATGGGCGCAGCGTCCCCAAACACGCTCACGGTAGTATCAATCTTCCACGGCTGACTTCTTCCGGCAAGCTGATTGTAAATGCCGCCGTGGAGCTATACGAGCGGATCGTTGACCCGGAACTGTTGATTCGTCGGTTGAACATTGTGGCAAACCACACAACTGATGAAGCGAATGTGCCCCAGGAGCTAGATCAGCTGGACTTATTTACTCCCCTGGAAACAAAGCAGAAAGAAGCTGAATCCCTGGCCCGTGAGCGGAGTCTCCAGGAAACCATGCTCAAAATCCAAAGCAAATACGGAAAAAACGCCATCCTGAAAGCCAACAGCCTGCAAGACGGAGCTACAGCGATAGACCGTAACCGGCAGATTGGCGGACACAGAGCGTAAAAAAGCAGCGGGACAAATACTTTGTCCTGCTGCTTTTGGAGAGTTATTCTTCCATTTCAATGCCTAGCGCAGCGGCGATCTCGTCCGGTTTCATACCGCTTTTCTGTGCTTTCTTCAAAATATCCGCGATTTTCTGTTTTTTGGTTTTGCGCGGCTTGCGGGGAGGCTTTGGTGCCAGAATTGCCGCTTTCTTTTCCTCCAGGCCAGCAATCTTAACGCGCACGGCTTCGATCTTGCTGTCAAAATCAGTCATTGCCGCCTGCTTCTTTTCCTCAATGACAGTGATAGATTCTTCCAGGGCTTGAATCTTTTCGTCAACTGCGGCGGCAAGCTCCTGCGGCGTGCGGCGGGCACGTTTTGTTTCATTTTCGGACATTGGGAAACCTCCTGATAATTTGGAATTACTCTGAATATATCACAGCAAATCCGACATTACAATAGCCTGAAGTAAATTATATCCATTTTAATTATTTTTAGGAGGCCCACATGAAAAAGCCCTTAGAAGTATCTCACCGCTACGACGACATCATTAACCTGCCGCACCACACCTCGCCCACCCGCCCCCGAATGCCCCTCCAGGACCGCGCCGCGCAGTTCGCCCCGTTCGCGGCCCTCGTTGGCCACGGAGC